CGCCTACATCTCGCTGCCGACCGACTTCGCCACGATGGAGAGCATCCGGGACGCGACATCGGGTGAGTTGTTCCAGCTACTTGATGAATGGTCGGGACACTGGACGGGAGGCCAGGGCAGTGGGCGGGCGGCTGGCGGTCTCGCTGGCGGTCCATCGCCGTGCGTGGCCTATCGTTTGGTGCACGACTGCATCGAGTTTTTGCCTCATCCTGTAATTCCAGATCCCCCCGATCCAAACTGGGTGCCGCAGAAGATATTAATGGGGTGGTATGCCAAACCACGTCCGTTGAAGTTGCCGACCGATACCAACGCCGTGCTCGAAAACCTATATGGGGTCTACTTGTGGGGTTTGTGCAAATATGGTGCGTTGTTCGAACTGGATGATGACCGCGCGCAACAGTGCGACGCTCAATTTCAACAGGCGGTGACGAGGGCCGACCTCCACAAGCAAATGAGCGATTATTCCGGTGCGCCGTTCCGCGCTGAACTGGTCGCGTTCTGATGAACATGATCACGCACCGCGTCTCACCCCAGCAGGCGCGCTACACGCCAGCGGGCGGGCGTGAGAAGTGCTCGTTCTGCCGGTTTTACATCGCGCCGAAATGGTGCGGCCACGTCACCGGCCCGGTCTCGCCGATGGGGTGGTGCAAGTATTTCAGCCAGGAGATGCGGCAACAGTTCGGTGGGGGTATCGCCGCCGGTGGCGCCGCCACCTTCGACCAGTCCTTCCTGGGTGGCACGCTCGGAGCTGGCGCTGTGTTCACGCGTGCCTCGCCCGGCTGGTATTATAATTCCAGTGGCGTTCTGGTGCAGGCTGCGAACGATGTGCCGCGTTTTGATTACGATCCCGTTACCATGCGTATCAAGGGATTGTTGCTGGAGGATACGAGCACAAACCTGATACTGCAAAGCGGTAATCTGGCGCACGCGGCATGGTCTCCGGGTGGCAGTGCCCCCACGGTGACGGCGAATAGTGCCCTCGCTCCGGACGGAACAATGACCGCCGCGCGTATCGCGTTTCAGGCTGTTTCATCCGTGCCAAACTTTAGCTCTGTAGCTCAGGCTTTTACGGCAACCGCCTCTGTATATGCTTATTCGGTTTGGTTGCGAGGCAATGTCGGCGGTGAGCGAGTCTATATCTCCACGACAATCAACACTCAGGCATGGTTCGAGCAACAAGCCACCCTTACAACCGCATGGCAACGTTTCACACTGATAACCGGAACACTCTCCGCCGCTCCGTGGTATGTCATTCTCGGCGTTGATATGCGCGATGCCGCGCAAGCCGCCACGCCCGCGCAAACCATCTACGCATGGGGCGCCCAGGTCGAACTCAACTTCATGTCCAGTTATATCCCAACCACGACGGCGGCTGTGACGCGCGCGGCGGATGTGCTGAGTTATCCTATCGCGAGTGTGTCAGGGTTTAGTCAGACGCAGGGCAGTCTGTCGCATGAGTATATCATGGAGGGGACACCGCTCTCTTATAATGGTCCCATTGCTTTTGTTGGGACTGATCCGAATAGTGATTTTATCCTCCCGGATCAGGGTGACGCGCAGGGGACAAGCGTAGCACGTACTATAAATGGGGCTTCTATCAATGTCGCCGGGACTGGTGTTGGTGCCGCCAATTGGGGTCCGTCACTTATGGTGTTTCGTGATGTATTACAACGCGGCGCCATGTCATGGGCCATCAACCAGAATGTGAACGCGGCACATAACGCGATCCCGCATAACTTTAGTTCGGTTGGTCCTCCCGCGTCGCTTCCCGTTATTACTAATCTGGTCATATCGGGGACGGTGGTTTATCAATATTCAATGAGCCAGTGGGCACGCCGCACGCGCTACTGGCCGCGCCAGCTATCGCAAGCTGAACTGATCAGTGCGACGCAACTCGATGGTCCTACGTTGACACTCGACTTCATGCAACCCGGTTCGCTCGATCCGCGTATCGTGTTCACGCGTGCATCATCTGCTACGTATACCGATGCGAGTGGTGTCGTGCGGACAGCGGCGACGAATGCGCCGCGTTGGGACTACAGCGGTGGCGTGTTGCGTGGTTTGTTGATCGAGGAACAGCGCACCAACGTGATGGCCCCAAGCACGAACTGGAACAACGTCCCGCTGACCACGTCGCAGGACGGATTGATACCGAATATCGGCATAAGCCCGTCTGGAGCCAGTGATGCCATGGCGATGGTGCCATGTGTCGCGAATACCGTGCATCAGTTCTTCGCGGGACAACAGTCAGGCTCGCCCAACACGACTTATACTTTCTCGGTTTATCTCAAAGCGGCTGGATATAAGTTTGCCAGGGTAGGCTTGGAGAATGATGCCTATCCTGTCTATCAGTCGGTCATTTTTGATCTCTCGAACGGGACAATTAACTCGCAAGCTCCCAACGGATCGGGCAAAATCCAGGCGATGGGCAATGGCTGGTATCGGTGTTCCACGACCAACACATCAACCACGGGCGGCTTTAACTATATCGCCAATGTCGTGCTCCATGACGACGCCGTTAATATTGTCTTCTCTGGTGATGGAGTCAAAGGCGTTTGGGCGTTTGGACAACAAGTCGAAGTCGGTGCGTTCCCGACCAGTTACATTCCAACGACATCGGTGGCTGTGACACGGGCGTTTGATGTAGTGTCGATGCCGACGAATGTGAGTTGGTTCAATGCTAACTTCGGCACGTTGCACGGTGAGTTCATTTACACAGGACAACCGACAAGCGGCTTCGGTCATGTCCTGGATTTGGTTGGTGCTGATTCTAACATCGATTCCATTGGTCTTTATGTCCAGCAGACTGCTAATGCAATGAATGGACAAATCAGAAACGGGGGCACCAACGGATACGTGAATGGTGGTTTTATCATAACACCAGGGACAGTCGTGAAAAGTGCGATAGCATATCAACCTACTGTTGCCAGTTCCGCAGGCAATGGCGCTGTTGTATCGGCAACCGCGCTTACAACACCTTTGCCGGTGGTAACATCGCTCTGGTTCATGCAGACGCCTGTTGGTTATCAACAACAGCCAACAGGCTACTTCCGCCGCGTGACCTACTGGAACCGCGCACTGTCCGACACTGAAATGCAGCAGGTGACGACATGACAGTCGATTACAGGCTCACGTTTCCCGTCACCGCGCTCGCGGTTGGCGTTGAAGGCTTCGCGGCGTTACGCGCGGAACTCCAGAGCGACGGCGGCAACGCACAAAACGCGCTCGGCGATCGTCGCGACGCTAACGGTGATATTTTTGTTCCTGCCGACCCCGGCACACCGCCGCCTGACACCTGGTATGGCCGTCCCGGTAGTGCCGCGACCAGCTACACTGATCCGAATGGCACCCTCGTTCAGGTGCCCGCCAGGGGCGATCCGGCGCTGTATTACGTCCACATCCGCTCTGCACAAGAAGCGCGTGCGTTCCGGCCCGATCGATACGAGATGACCGACGCGGATCTTCATGACAGCGCCGCCGTGCTGGGTATTTGGCTGGGGGACGAAGCGCCGTGAGCGATTACACCAGAACCCCCAATCTGGGTCTTTATAAACCCAACTACGCGCTCGACGTCGGGCAGTGGGGGAATCACCTGAACGCCAACGCCGACATGTTGGACGCGACCGCCGGATCAATGATCAACGTCCTGGCGTTCGGCGCCAAAGGCGACGGCGTGACGGACGATACGTCGGCGATCCAGAGCGTGCTGAACACCTACGCGGGCAAGGCGATGGTGTTCGTCCCCGACACCGGGCAGCCATACGTGATGGGGCCTCTTAACGTGCCGACCAGCACCGATCTGCGGCTGAATGGCACGCTACGTGTCCGTGCCAACGGCGGCACGCTCATGAACATCGTCAATGGCGTTCACGATGTCACGATCCGGGGCAGCGGCACGATCGATTGTAACGGCGCCAACCAGACCAGTGGAAATCAGGCCGGGATTTATCTGTATCAGGCCAGCGACGTTCAGGTGTCCGGGATCACGGTAAAGAACTCGATCAACTGGAACGTGAACGTCGTGCAGTCTTCGCACGTGCGCTTTGACGCGGTGTCGCTGATCGGCGGCGTCAACTCCAGCCAGTTCGTCGGCGGCGGCATCGGTGCGACCGACTGTTGGATCGTCAACTCGTTCATCGATGGACCGTCGAACGACGGCGGGTTTACGTTCTACGGCGGCGTGACCGATAGCGGGATGAGCAACTGCACCGTGACGGGTGCGTTCGTCGGGGCAGTTGGCGTCTACGCCGACACCGCGCAACCCAACCCGTGCGCGCGGATCAGTATCACCGACAATATCTTCCTCAACAACACCCAGTATTGCATCGACGTGAACAGCGAGAACACGGCTACGCACAGCGATATCCTGATCGCGAACAATATCTGCCGGGATAACGGTCACTCATCCACCGCGCCATTCGCCGCCATCTGGCTGGACCGTTGCGACACGATCACCGTCACCGGCAACCTGATCGATACGTTCGGCACCAACGCGGCGCAGACCTACGGCATCTATCTGGGAGCGAACGCGGCGAACTCTCATGTCGCGAGTAATACCATCGTGAGGATAGGCAATGGCGGGCCGAATGCCGCCGGGGTGGGCATGAACGGCGCGAACTATGCGCTCATAACCGGCAATTACCTCGCGAGCATGGCGACAGCCATCACGGGTGTCATCGGACTTGCCGCCGTTATCACGGGTAATCGTTGCGACGCGCAAATCAGCGGGATCACGCCACAACCAGACACGGTCCTCGATAATACCGTTAACGGGCGACGTATCATGTCCAATCTGCCCACGGCGGCCACGGGCCTGCCTCCCAACGCCGTGTGGCGCAACGGCACCGTGCTGAACATCGTATGAGCGGCAGCCTCACCTTTCCACTCGCCTGCTTCGTCGGCCTCGCGGTGGGCGGGGTCGAGGTCACCGTGGCGGGCTACACGCGACAGGCGGCCACACTGGCGTATTGCGCTGACGGCATCACGATCGCCAACACAACCTCGCTCCAGTGGCCGCACGCGACCGCGTTCTGGGGCGCCATCAACACCGTGACGCTGTGGGATACGACGGGCACCCTGTTCGGCACGCTGCCCACGGTCACGCCGGTCGGCATCGCCATGTATGACATCGCGCGCATTCCGGCGGCCGGTATCATCGTGCTTTTTGTCGGCTCCTCGTCGCGCGGCTTCGGCACCGGCAACTTCGGCACCTTCAATTTCGGTACACTACCAGCGTTTCAGCCGGCCGGCGCGGTGCCGTCTGGCTTCGGCCAGGGCGGCTTCGGCGTCGGCGGCTATGCGGCGACAGGCGATACGGATCTGCATCTCGTGCCGCTGGAGCGCGCCTTCGATCAGTCCCAGGTTCACGTCTGCGCGCCCGGCGTCTGGGCGCCCGGACCTTTCGCGAAAGCCGCGTGATGTCAGGCACTGAATACACCAGGACCCCGAACCTCGGTCTTTTTAAGCCGACCTACGACGCCGACGCGGAGCAGTGGGGAAACCACCTGAATCTGAATGCGGACCTACTCGACGCGGCGTTGGGCGGTTCGGTCAACGTGAAGAACCTCGGTGCTGTTGGCGACGGTGTCACGAACGACGCGCCCGCGTTCGCGTCCTGGTTGGCTGCTCTCGCCAACGGTGGCCATGGCGTGATACCACACGGGACTTATGTGATATCCAGTCCTCTGTCACAGGCGTTCACCAGCACGGTAACGATTGAAGGCGCGGGCAGTGGTGTCACCATTCTGTATTTCAATGGTGTCGGTGACGGGCTGACGCTGTCATTGTCACCAATCGTGGGTGCGCATGTGCGGGGCCTGACCTTCATCCGTGACTCCGCTGGCGCTACTTTCGCGAACACCGGGTTGACGATCACCACGCCAGCCGATCAGGCGCACAGATATGGCGCGATAAGCATTGAGGATATCGTGTTCTTCGGTGACACGAAGTTCTGGCTCACGCAAATCCATGTGTTCAACTGTTCCGTTGTTTCGTTGGAGCATATCTTTGGACAAATGCCGAACGCCGATGGCGTGACTGCTCAGGGCGTGGGGATTAAAGTGGACGGTAAGAGCGCCGGTTCCTACACAGTGGAGGTCAAACTCGACGACGTGGAGTTCGTGGGCGGTAGCGTTGGACTACAGATCGGTGACTGGGTGCAAGGGGTCTATGTGGCTCAGTGCGTGTTCATTGGTAACGATTACGGCATCAGATGGTCTGGTGTGCAGGCGAATGCCGATCTGTGGCTGGCCGTCAGCAACACTCATTGTAACAGCGGAACCCGTGGCATATTCATAGATCAGGGCCAGTCACCGCAAATCCTCAATACTTATCATCTGCATTTTGGCATCCCGTCACTGGACGGTTCGTATGCCGCGATAGAGACGCAAATCGTCGGTCCCGCGCTGATCTGTAACAACAGTTTCTACGGTTCCGGTTCTGCTTCGACATCAACCAACGAGGTCGCGATTGATATCGAAGGCGGCAACAACACGATCATTTACGGCAATTTCATTAGCAATATGAAGAACGCCGGGATTTATTTCAATGGCACGCTCAACACCATTGTCACCGGCAACGTAGCTGGGCTTCCCGTTGGTATTCCCTTGGTGCAATACGCGGGAGGCAGCGTCAGTCCGACCAATAAGAGCTACGGCAACATGCTCAATGGATCACTGACGTTCAGCGGACCTTGGGTCAACGCGGCCAACGATGCCGCCGCCGCGACCGCTGGCGTGCCGGTTGACGGCGCATATCTGAACGGTAGCGTGATGATGGTGCGTAGGGCATGACCCCCACCGACAAACTCGCCGTCACCCTCGAGGCCGGTGCCTGGGACACCACTATGCGGGTGCTGGCCAAAGGCCCCTACGAGGTGGTGGCACCTCTCATAGCCGAGATCCAACGGCAATGCGCGCAACAGGCCGCCGGGGATGAACCACAGCCATTCGTCCCGCGCGTGGCGATGAAGGAGGCATGAGATGGCCAGCACAGCCGGCTCAATGACGCCCACCCCAAGTGGCAACCCTCAATGGAGGGCAGCCAACGGCGGCATTGTCTGGGGCTTCCAGGCGCCGGTCGCGCCGCAGACCAACCGGCCGCACACCGGCACCTCGACCGGCACCTATCGGGACTGGGTCATGCGCATGGGCTACAATCGCACGTCAGGGATTGGTGGCTGGCATGTGAAGGTGCCCTACGACGCGGCCGGGACGTGGTTCGTGGCCGTGACGGATGACAGTTCGGACAGCCCGGCCGGCATCACCAACACGGCACTCAATCCTCCGGCCGGTGTGAAATGAGCGGTTCCGACGGCACCACCCCGAATTTCGGGCTCACCCTGCCCGCCATCGGCGGATCGCAGGACAGCTGGGGCAACAAAACCAACGCCAACTGGACGCTGGTCGATGGCATCCTGCTGCCGCTCATCACCGGCAATATTTCCGGCCCGCTTACCGCGAGCGGCAACATCACTTCCATGGGGGGCTATATCAGCGGCGTCGGTGGCGTTCTGGCCGGCGCGCATGGCGTTGCCTACACGACATACGGCGGTCTCACCGCGTTCGCGTTCATCTGGGATGGCGCGCGCGTCGGCGTGGTCATCAATGGCGTGAACGTGGGCTGGCTGCACCCGGCCGCCACCTGATGCCCCGGATAACCGTCTCGCCCCCAGCCGGCATCGTCCGTCAGTCAACCTCCGAGGCGACGCCTGGAAAATGGTGGGACAGCAACAACATCCGCTGGCGCGGCGGCGCCATCGTGCCGATCGGCGGTAACGCGAAACTGAGCGGCAGCGACGTCTCCGATCCGCCGCGTGATGTCGTCACCTGGCATGATAACACCTACCAACGCTGGGCCGCGTTCGGCACCGATACCCACCTCTACGCCTATCTGTTCGACACCGGAACTATTCACGACATCACGCCGACCGGGGCGCCGCCCATTCTGCCGTCTGGCTTTCCATCCGGCTACGGTCGCGGTGATTACGGCTTCGGCGTCTACGGCATATCGAGTGGAACCGGCGGCCCGATAGGACCGCCCGGCATTCTCGGCAATGCCACTGACTGGTGGTCGATGGACACGTTCGGCGAGTTGCTGGTCGTGGTGCCCACCCAGGATGGCCATCTCTATGTCTGGGATCCGAAAACCCCGACCGTCCACGCCACGCAGGTGCTCAACGCGCCCACCAACAATCGCGGCGTGATCGTGACCGACCAACGTCAGGTGGTGCTGTATGGCGCGGGCGGCGATCCACGCAAAATCGCGTGGTCCGATCAAGAGAACATGACGGTCTGGACGGCGAATGTCACCAATCTGGCGGGTGAGAAACAACTGGTGACCTCGGCCGCCGCGCTGACAGCGGTGAAGGTGAGCGCCGGGATTTTGTTGTTCACCACCAACGATGTGCATTTGATGCAGTATGTCGGCGCCCCATACGCCTATGGCATCACTCAGATCGGCACCGGCTGCGGACCGATCTCGCCGCGCGCGGTGGCCGGCGCCGGTTCGTTCGTCGCCTGGATGTCCAATCAGAACTTCTGGTCCTACAATGGCAACGTCCAACCGCTGCAGTGCGACGTGAAAAACTGGTTCTTCTCGGTGCTGAAAGCCGGTGGCGCGGGCCGGTTGTTCGGCTCCGCCAATCCAAGGTTCGCCGAGATGTGGTGGGACTGGCCCGACGAAAACTCGACCGACGGTGAAAACAACCGTTACATCGCGATGAATTACACAACCCAGCCCGGCTACTGGCTGCTCGGCAAGCGCGCGCGCACGGCGGGCGATCGGATCGGCACGCTCGACTTTCCCGTGCTGGGCGGCGCCTCCACCTCGGGGGGCGCGCTCTATCAGCACGAATCCGGGTACACCGATGATGGCGCCCCGCGCGCCTCCGCTGGCGAGGTCTTTCTGGAAACTGGCGCGCTCAATGGTGGTGAGGGGAATAATCGGTTTCATGTGAAACAGGTGGTTTTCGACGCCACCGCCAATCCGACGTTGCCGGCGCCGTTCGGCTTCCGCTTCTTCGCCCGCGAGGAGCCGTGGGACAGCGTTGAAACCGACACCGGTCTTTACACCGAAGTTCACAACGGTCTGATGGATACACGTTTCTCCGGCCGCTCGGTGCGCATGCGGCTCGAAGCGATACTTGACGGGCCGTTCACCGTCGGCCGTCCGCGTCTTCAGATGCGCCAGGGAGGATCTCGCTGATGGCCGCGACACTCAGGCATCCGCCGGCGCCGTTCGTCGCCCCGGTCAGCGGCGACATCAATCAGCGCCTGCAACAGCTCGCCGACGCGATCAACGCGAAGCAGTCAGCGACATCGCCGCCGACATGGCCGTTCATCGGCCTGCGGTCGCCGGACGGAACGACATGGAAGGTCAGCATCGACAACGCCGGCACGATCGCCACCGAAGCGGTGCCCAGGCCATGAGCGGATTATCTTCCGAAGAGAAGCGCGCGCGGTTTCAGAAGGCGCTGGACCGTGGCGGGAATACGCACACCATCAATGATGTTGTCGCCATGGTGAATACCGGACATGCCATGTTCTGGGAGAAGGGCGACGGTGTCGTGGTCACTGAACTCGTGACATTCCCTCGCCTGAAGGTCGTGCGCTACTGGCTCGTGGCCGGCGCGCTGGACGACGTGCTGGCGCTTCAGAACGACATAGATACCTGGGCGCGGTTCAACGGCTGTCAGATGGCTACCGCCACCGGACGCAAGGGATGGGGCCGCGCGGCGGCTTCGTCCGGGTGGAAGCCGGATCTGATCACGTTTTACAAGGATCTGCTGCCATGATGTGGACGCCCGGCGGCCAGCCCGACCACCTGTCGTTCATGGGTTGTTACAAATCCAAGGGCGGCTCACAAACCACGACCTCCAGTCAGGATACCAGTTCCAGCACCCGGTTGCCCGACTGGCTGACCAATGCCGCGCATGAGGCGACTGATCGCGCCGTCGCGTTGAGCAATCAAACGCCAACGCCTTATTACACGGGCGAACAGGTGGCCGGTCAGTCGCCCGACACACTCGCCGCCTATCAGGCGGTGCGAAACCTGCAGGGCTCCGCCGATCCGGCGTTCGGCACGGCGGCGAACGCCTGGGGCGGCCTGATTGGACAGGCCAACCCGATCACCGCTGATGAGATCAACGCCTTATCATCGTCGCTCTACGGCAATTACAACAACAACGCCGGCGGGCAGGCACAGAACTATTTCGGCGACGCGCAGGGGCGGTCGCAGAACTATTTCGGCTCGGCACTGGGGCAGACCCAGGGCCTGCTCGGCTCGTATCTGGCCAACGCCGGCCCGGCCACGGCCCAACAGGTCGGCGCCAACGCCACCGCGCTGATGTCGCCTTACACCGCGCAGGTGATCGACCCGGCGTATCAGGCGGGCCAGCAACAACTGGCGCTGGCCAAACAAGGCATCGCCGGAAACGCCAATCAGGTCGGTGCGTTCGGTGGTTCGCGACAGGGCGTGCAAGAAGGTGTCGCCGACGCGCAGACCGCGCTGGGAACGCAACAGTTCATCGGCAACATGCTCAACAGCGGGTGGAACAGCGCGCTCACACCGGCTTACAATCTGGCCAACAACGCCTCCCAGCAGGGCTACAACGCCGGTGCGCTACT